TTCTGTCCGTATGCTTCTTCCTTCTTCTTTCTCCCCTGCTCCTCCGCTCCTCTGCACCCCTGCTGCCTCAACGATTTTCCCTTTTCTTAGTGCCATTCGGATTTTAACCCATGATCGCACCCTCCCCCTCCCGCCTCAACCCCAAACGCCGCCAGAAGTACAAACGAATACCCGAAGCCACTGAATTGCGTCAAGGGTTTGTAGAGGAGTGCTACCAGAAGGGCGGTAAACCATTTGTAGCAGCAGTGGAAAAATATGGGGTAAACGAGAGGGGCGATCGCCTAACTCTTCACCCTTGGCATAAAGAACTTTACGAACTTGTAGGAGATGTCAGGCTTGCAGAGGTATTAACGACGGGAGCAAGTCAAATCGGTAAAACCCTAGCTAATACGTCATTCCTCTGTTATTGCCTAGTTGATGGCGGACTAAACACCCTTTGGAGTTATGACCAGGAGCGATCGCTTAATATCCAAGTTCCAAGTAACTTCCGCCCAGTCATCAAAGCATGGCTCAAAGCTAAGGGCATCAAAGTTAAGTTATCTGAAGGTACGCAAAATAACACCCTTTACCAAGTTAAAGGTGCGACCGCTCAATTTGTCTACGTCAGTACCAGTAAGCTCAAAGAAGATAACGGCAGCGCGGCAGCTGGTGGTATTGCTGTTGGCGTGAGTAGAGATATTCTATTCAAAGAGGAGCGATCACAGTATCCCCCCGGCGCAGATGCCCCCCTGGATCGCCGCCTCGATGCTGGCAGACTTCCATCCCGCCCTATTCGCCAAATCGGAACCCCAGGATCGGGTCTTGGGATTGAGTTAGAGATTGAAACCGCCGATTATGATTTTCACCCCCATGCCCAATGCCCCAAGTGCAAAGGTGAATTTAACCTCACTCCGATGGGTTGCTTACTCAAAGAAATCAAGCGGAAAAACAATAAACCTGTTTACCTTTCAGAATCGGGAAGGCCAGTAAATTGGCACTATCATAATCCCAGTGAGGCGATCGCCTCCGCTTACTTCGCCTGTCCCAATTGCCTTACGGAAATCCCCAAGGAATCACGCACCCTAAAAACATGGTTTCGCTGCATCAAAACTGGAGTCAACTTGCGCTCATTTCTAGACTCTCTACCCTCATGTTACCCAGAGCGCCGCATCAAGGCTGGAATCTGCCTTAGTCCTCTACTGCGAGAAACAGAATACAATCTAGCCTCTGAAATGATTAGAGAGGGAATGGATACATTTAATCCCCCAGACTGGTGTCAGCAAAGATTGGGTGTGGCTTCTCAATCTGGGGCGACTAATGTCAGCTTGGATATGTTGAGGGAGGCGATCGCGTTCACACCACGCTTAGGCAAACCCGATTTTATCCTAGCTGGCATCGACCAGGGACGCGGTGAAGACTGGCTATGGATTTGTGCTTACTTCCTCCCTGAAAACAAATCAGAATTAAGCAACCCCGAAGTTATTGAACAAACTACCCGTGTAGTGCTATTCGGCGGCGATGTAGTGCGTGATGCCATTCCTGAAAAATTGCAAGAGTACGGCGTAATTTACGGCATTATCGACAACGAACCCGATCGCGCCGATGCCTCTGATTTATGCCGTGTAACTTGCCTTGAGATGGCTGACCAAAAACCAGGGCAGAAAGATGCAGCCGTTGAATCAACCGTCAACGACGGCGGTATTGAGTACCCGTGTTGGCATATTCGCTCTGAGAAGTTCTTAAAAACCGTGGTTGTCGCCTTTGCAATGGAAAAATACTGTTTACCATCTGATTGGGATATCTGGCTTGGCATGATGGGCAATGAGCGATCGCCCCTAACTCACTTATCCGCTCCATCCTACGATCCTAAATCTGGAAAGTGGAAACGTGGTAAAAATAACATAGATGATCTTTACTATGCCGCGATGTTTTGTGAGGTGGCGTTCTATCTACATTTAGACGGATATCAAGCCGATGTTAGTTTTGGGTTTGGTGGGGAGGATAGGGAAATTTATGGAGCGATCGCTAGGTATTAAAAATATATGCAGCAATATCAATTACCATTCAGCCTTGTCTTAGGAACAATTGTTCCTGAAGAACTACAGCAATACACCATCCCCAGGCGTACCAATACCTAAATCCGCATCAATCACCTTGCCCCGTTTCCCATCAAGCGCGTCTTGTATCAAAACCAGCATTTTTCGTACTTTTTCATCATCAGGGGCGATCGCCCCATAGGCAAATATCAAATCAGCACTTTTCAAACCCTTGCGCTTAATCTGATGCTCTCGTAGATTCTGAAAAAGTTGGGATATTGACATGGCTATTGATTGTTGATACTTGCAGTATAATTTACGCAATGTTCCCGTCTTCCCTTCATGCCTCTCTCTGCCCAACTAGCCCAAGAAATTGCCGCCGCCGATACCGACCCACGGCATTACCTATTTGACGGGTTTGCTCAAATCCCAGATGATACATTACTTTACCTGCTGGGTGGCGACACTGATTTTTATGATTTGGTGTTGAAAGATGCCCACGCAAAAGCGGTATTAGAGACGCGCGATCGCAACGTAACTTGTAGGGAATGGAAGATTAAGCCCGCGTCAGAATCTAGGGCAGATAAAAAAGCGGCAGATGTTGTTAAAGGTGTTTTGACAGATTTTGACTTCGACCAAACCTGCTCTGATATCAATAGGTTTTCTTTTTTGCGCGGTACAAGCTTTATTGAGTTCAAGTGGCAGCTTGACGCAAACCTAACGAAAATCAAAAGAGCTACAGCTAAACCTACCTATCGGTTCCGTTTCAAAATTCCCGATGGCAAAGAAAGCGAGGATATTGGTTATTATGAAGGCTACGAAATCCGCCTATTATCTAGAAGTGATTACTACGAGGGGACAACAATTCCTTCCAAACGGATACTTTGCCACAGCTACGATCGCATCAACGATAATCCGTGGGGTATTGGCTTGGGTCGTGTTCTTTACTGGCTGGCAGTAGTTTTTAAAAAGGAACTGGTTAAACAACGCCTTATCTATCTTGATAAATACGCCCAACCATCAATCAAGGGTAAAGGCGGGCCAAAATCGACACTAGAGCAACGAGACGAATTTACCAAGGTAATTGCCCAAATATTCAAAAAAGGCTACGGTACACTCCCTGAAGGGTGGGATGCTGAACTGATGGAGGCACAGCGATCATCAACCAGCGATGTGTACCAAACAGCGATCGACTGGTGCAACACCGAGATGAGTAAACTTGTACTAGGAGAAACCCTATCATTAGAACTTCCTCAAGGTGCTGGTTCTCGTGCAGCTACCCAGACGCATCAAGATGGAAGCACGATATTTCTTGCCAAGTTTGATAGCGATCGCCTCTCCACTGGCCCATTACGAGAATTAGCCAGATGGATCACCGAGCTTAATGTTCCCGATGCCAATCCCCCAATGATTTGGCGACACTTCCCCGAACTTGAGGAAAGTGAGGATCTTAACCAACGGGTGAATCGGGACAATACACTTAATACTATTGGATATAAGATATCTGCTGATAAAGTCAAGGAAGTTTACGGCGATGGCTACGAGGATACAGCAGCAGTGCAAGCCGAACAGCAGAAACAGCAGACACAGCAGCAACAGGATAGTGGTGCGTTTGATGTTGGGTTTGATGAGCCAAAACCCGTAGCCGATCCTGTAACCTTGAGTTATGAAGACCGTAAGCTTGCTGCATTTAGAAAACGTTTAGAAAAAGCAGGGATTGATTATGGAACCGTCAAGAATATCGGCAAGGGTGAACTCAGGAACAATTGTTCCTGAACTATAAAGCAAATATGCAAATAACTAATAATTTGGATTTTAAAAGGGCGATCATTCATGCCAATAGCTGAACTATTTTTAAATCTGCATAATCACCACACTACTGCGGAATTCTCAGAGTCTACCATCTCTGAGTTAGACGCGATCGCCCTTCTCTTCGCCCTCAATTTTGATGAGGCTGGCAACCAAATTAAAGCCATTTTAGAGAAGCGCTACACTGATGGAATATCGGGTTTTAAAGATGTCAAAATTCAGGGAAGCAAAATTGAAGGTATATTTTATGATATCGTTTCACCCTCTCTTACCAAGAGTTTTAATTTCACTATTGACGCTGACACTGGGGCTGTTGATTATACTCAAATCAACAGTGGGAATCTGGAACCAGAACATTCAGAATACGAGTTTGCTGCCCCTGCCAAAAAATCTAAACAGTGCAATGAGGGTAAGTCTTCAGCTTGCACTCGCACTGATGGCTCTGTATATTGCATCAGGATTGGGTATAAGTGCAAGTCAGTGGGGTTGAGTGAACAGGAGAAGGCGGTAGTTAAGGGGATTGTAGAGAAGGGAAGTAAAACGAAAACCAAGAAAGCAAATACCAAAATACCTAAACTCAAGGCAGAACCCAAGGCAGAGCCTCCAGAGCTTAAAATTCCTGAAGTAACACCAGAACTAATAAAAGCCTATCAAAAAGAAATGCTATCAGATCCCGTTTGGGGGGCTGATAATTTTTCGTTTATAGTAAGTAGGAATAAATCAATAATCAAATACGATAAGGAATTCAAGGCTAAGAAATACGATCCCATTGAAACAGCTGCACTAACTCACTACACTAATGCCACTGGTGAATACGCTTTAATTAATTCAGTTTTAAGAGGGAGCGATCAAAAAGTAGCCGCTATCATGCAAGATAGGGAAAAATCTGGAGATAAAAGGAATATAGAGGAAATAAGACAAAGAGTTGCTATCCAGACTGCTTTAATAAATAGCGCTTTAGATAAAATGCCAAACTATGAAGGCAAGGTCTATAGAGTTTCAGCATTAGACCCGGCGATAGCCAATTCCTACAAAGTAGGACAAGAGATTACAGAGAAAGGATTCACAAGCACAGGAACAGAAAAACCTATAGGAATAAATATTAAAAAAGGTAAAATAGAGACGATTTTTAATATTAAGTCAAAAACGGGGAAATCTATCTCTAAATTTTCTGATACCCCGCAAGAAGATGAGGTATTGTTCAAGTCCGGGACTAAGTTTAAAGTGACAAAAAAACGAGAAGAGAATGGCAAAATTATTATCGAAATGGAGGAAGTTTAGTGCAAAAAGATAGCAAAAAGACAATCTTGGATAAAATGGAAGAGCCAATTGGTATTACGGATCAAGTATCTCAAGAGATACTTCAGGCTGCCGATAAAACGCGACCAAAAAAGGCTAATGAACCTGATAAAAAACCTTGATTTCAAAAGAGCGATCGCCCAGAAATTCGACCCCGATACCGACTACTCAAGCTTTGACGAAGCTGAGGTGGATGGGGCATTTGAGGCGACAGTTTATCAATTGTTAATGGAGCGCGGGATTAATGCCCAACATCCAACACCCAACATCCAACATCCAACATCCAACATCCAACATCCAACACCCAATACCCAACCGCCAGAATTCGGATCAATCATCCACCAAGTCGTCAAGTGGAACTCATTAGACATTGGATTAGAGCATCGCCCCGGTGAGGTGAGGTTTCCTGGTCGTCGCAATTCTCGTAAGCTGCGATCGGGATATGGGCATATTCGTAATTATAAGGGCGCAGACGGGGAAGCGCTTGACTGCTACCTTGCGCCGTCGTTTTTCAATGATAGCGAGACACCAACGGATCGCCTCTGGCAAATCTCTCAACTGTCTCCAGAAGACGGAGACTTCGATGAACACAAGCAGATGATTGGATTTTTGAGTGAGGATGATGCAAAAGCTGCTTACTTGCGCGAGATGCCGTTAGATTATTTTGGCGGAATTAGGGAGATAAAAATTAACGATCTAGATCAATACCGTAAGCCACAAGACTTTAGTGAACAGCTATCAGATATCAAAGAAACATTGACTCAGTTTTTTGATTTAATACCGCCTAGCCCTAATTTCTCAGAGGATGCAGTAATTAAGGCGGTAAAGGAGGCGATCGCCCCCCATGTCTCAAGACTCGATTTACTAATCAGCAAACTCGAATTTGGAGAGCCAATACAGATTGAGGGTGAGATATTAGAGGATAGTGAGTATGCTCAGATCGCCTCTGTTGATTCTGATGACGTGCGATCGGCTGTGGATGATTGGAATCAAGAATTACCAAAATTTAAAGATTTAATAGGAGAGGAAGATGGCGATCGCCCAGCTATTTCAGAACCTGCATGACCACTTACCAGTAGAATTTGCCGAAAATATAGTTACCACTCTTGACACCTCACAACTATGGCTACTTGATTTTGATGAATCGGGCGTGCAAATCAAGAATATTCTAGAGTCCACTTACACCGACGGGATAACAGGTTTAGAAAACGTTAAAAATGATGGCAAGCAAATAACTGGAGTATTTTTAGACAAAATTTCTCCAAATATTACCAAAAAATATAGCTTTACAGTTAGCCCTAATAATATTAGCTATCAGTTAGAAAATCCTAATGACTTAGAAGGCACTGATTTTGCTGAATTGGAGTTTGCTACACCTAAGATGTTTGGTGGCAGTAAAAAACCAAAGAATTGTCCCAATAGCACACCTTGCGGACTTAGCTGTATCAAAAAAGGCTTGAAGTGCAGTAAACCACCAAATTCAGAACAGGGGAAGGCGATCGCTCAGTTGCTTGATAAGGGTAAAAAAGCGCCTTCAACTAAAGCTACTACCAAAAATGATGTGCCCGACACAGAAAAAGAAAAGGTAGCCCGAAAAACTAAATCTACCTCTAAGCGTGATACTTCTGGCGTACAAAAAAAGGAAAAGAGATTACCGCAACCCCAAGCATCTACCGATTTACCACCACTGAAGCCTGTTGACATCAAAAAGCTTGGGGCAACAAGCCTAAATGATATTGGAAATGTTGTGCAGGTTCACAACGATGAGTTAAAAAGGGATAAAAATAAAACAGACAAAAACCTTGAAAATCAATTTAAAAATGCAAAATCAAATAGAAATCTGACACCAGGATTAGTAATAGAAACAGGAAGGGATGAATATGAAGCCATAGATGACGGATTTAGTCAGCAACTAAATAATGCATCGGCTTCTGCAAATAAAGGTTTAGCCTTTAATTTGGTTGTCCCTAATGAAGAAAAACAGATACATCTGGCTGCCGCTTTGCAGCACCCCGACAAAGACCAAAAAATATACTTTGACGACGGTAAAAATAGAGGTTCGATTTCTGACTACAAAAACTTACTTGTCGTATCGCCAGAAGAAATAACCACTACTAAAAAGGGGCATGATAGAAGCGATGAAGAAGTAGATCGCGTTGCCAAACAACTTAGGGATGCAGGGGGAATAAACTGGGTTCCTGTATTAGTTAGAGAAACTGGGCAAGACAAATACGAAGTCGTTGGCAATCATTTCGCTTACGAGGTAGCGAAAAAGGCAAATATTACAAAAATTCGCACTATAGTTGTGGAAGACAAAACAACAGGCAAAAAGAAGGGCAATAAGGGTATTCCATCCAATAAAAATGCACAAGTCGAGAAAACACCAGAATCTATTACTAAAGATTTTGAACAAAACTTGAAAAAGGTAACAGATTTAAGAGCTTCTGGCGATAAGGAGGTTGCGGTTCAAATAGCTGGTGCAATAGATAGGGCTGACGCTTTACGTCGTGCCGTGGCATCAGGTAGTAAACAATCAATTGCAGAAGCGTTACCCGAAGCTATTACTAAATTAAGAGAATCAAAAGATGACTCACCTATAGGTAAATTTTCTAAAGCTACGCTTGAATATGCTAAATCTCAATATGATAAACTGCCTGATAATTTAAAGCGTGAATGGGCAAATAATCAGTATACCGGTCTTAAACAATACGGAAAATTTAGCCAGGAACTTTATGATAATTTCGCCAACAAAAGCTCAACGCATAAACAGATAGCAGATGATTTAAAAAAATATATTGACTAAATGCGTAAACTACCCGCCACTGACCTGAGTACAGGTACAGTGGGGGCTTTCAGAAGCCCTGGAAATATCAAATAAGCTCAGTTGCACGTACTCAGTCTTTCTCCTGACTTGCACATCTAGCTTACAAGACAATCCCGAACCACGAGGCTGGCTTACAATCACAGCCCCAATTGTAGAAATATTTTTCGCGCCGTTCAAATCAGCGTCACCAATCCACCCACAATGACCACAAACAAACTTTTTGCCACTGCGATACGATTCACCCTTCACGGGATGAATATGCAAACAGTTGTGACAAGTTTGGCTTGTATATCTTGGGTCAATAAGAACCAGTTTCACTCCAAACTTAATCGCCTTGTAATCGATGAATTGCCGCAACTGGTAGAAACTCCAACTATTAGAAAGTCGGCGTTCTCGTTTGCTGCGAGGCAAGGTGTTTGTCCGTTCTCTGATTCCGGTCAATTCTTCCAAGGCAATTATCTGATTATTATCCTTGGCAGACTTAACAATTTGGTAGCTGGTAACGTGATTAATGTGAGTCTGAAAACGTCTCTCCTTTCCCGACAACCGTTGCTGAAGTTTTCGGCATCTGCGCCGACTACTTCTTGTGCCTTTCGCAGCTTTATATTGGAGTTGCGCTCTGACTCTGGCGTGTTTGTCTCGAATCTTAGTTATGTTTTGTCCACTGAATTTATCTCCGTCGGAAGTAACTGCAATATCTGTCCTGCCCAAATCAACGCCCAGCACCTTGTCAGTAACGAACGGTGTTGGTGGCTCAGATTCAAGCTGAATATTCAGGTAGTATGTGCCATTCTTGCGTTTTACCAAAGTCGCCGTTTTTGGGTTTTGTCCCTTCAACAATCCCTTTTGGTAATTACCAATGGCAAAGCTGAATCTTTCTCTACCACCAATCAACGTCAAGCTAGCTGTCCAGTCTTTCTCTCTAAAGCTAAACGTTCTTACGTCATAGGTGGCAGAAGTCGGCGCAAACTTCTTAACCTCAAACCCTTTCTGTCTGGCAGTCTTGCGATTTCCAGATACTCTCCTTACCGCATGAATAGCCAACTGAGAAGACAAGCCAAACAATACCCTGACACTGTGATAAACCAAGGACTGCATCGCCAATTCGTTAACCAAAGTTGGCGGTACAGTCTTGTTCACATATTCGCAAGCATCCGCGAAAGCTTGCAACGTTGCATCAATCTTAGCAACTTGTTCAGGTGTGACTTGGATTTTACAGGATACTGTCAGGACTTGTTTCATAAGCCCATAATACCTCAATACGTGAGAAAAAGTAAATTACTCAACTATTCTTCTTCTCTTATCCGCCTACGGCGAATGTCAATTGAAGAATGTTTCGTAATTTACGCGCAATTCCTCCCGCCACCAATCCGGGTACAGATTTGGTGGGGGACTCCTTGCTATGGAAGTTGACTTCGCCGCCGCTACCCAAAGCCCGATTTACCAATGGGAATCGCGATCGCGCCGTTACCGCGATCGCCTCTCTGGTAAATTCCTATCCAAAGGAGCGATCGCCCAACTCACCCAACTTAGAATCGCCCAAGTTACCCAAGATTTACAGCAATTGGGTAACTTACTTTTAGAAGGTAAGATTACCCTTAGAGCGTGGCAAGAGCAGTTTGCCCAATCTCTCAAAATCCTTCATGCTCAACAATATTTGTTAGGTGTAGGCGGACAATCCCAAATCCAAAAAGAAGACTATCTAGTATTGGCGCGGGAACTGAAGAATCAGTACAAATACCTGAGAAACTTTGCGGTCGATTTAACCAAGGGGGTGATGACACCTGCCCAGTTCAAAGTCCGGGCGGCGATGTATGCCAAGGCAGCTAAAGTATCGTACTTTAGGGGAGAAAAACAAGCGGCGAGGCGATCGGGTTTAGATGGCGCTTATAGAGTATTGGGGGAGAGCGATCGCCACTGCCAGCAATGTCCCCAGTATGCAGCTATGGGTATTGTGCCAATTAACGAGGTGATTTACCCCACGCAGAAGTGCGATTGCCGTACAAGCTGTTTGTGTAAAATTGTATACACAAGACTAGCTGATTCAATTGAAAACTCAGAGTTTGAAATATTTATAGAATTTGCTGAATACATAATTGATAAGCAAGGACGTTGGCGCGACCCCCATACTGGCAAGTTCATCCCTATGCCAGACATCAAAACCCCTGATATTCAGCAGTATATCAGAGGGCAAATACAAGGCGGTAAATCAACAGAAGCACAAAGACTGTTGGAGGATGTTAGTAAATTAAAGCTACTTAACTTATCAACACCCAGCGCCTACAATGCGACTGTTGAGCAATTAAAAAGAAAATATAAAAATAAGCCCTTTGCTCTTTCTCTAGTCTCTGCATTGCAACTAGATAGAGGGGTGTCAAACAAAGCTAATGCAATAAGCAAATTACAGGAATTAGAAAAGCTTTTACAGGAAAATACCGTAGAACAGAAATCACCTGCATTAAAGTACAAGTTAGCAGATGCAGATATTACACCAGTCAAGATTTCGCCAGATAGCGAATTAGACAAACTTAAATCCAAAACACTCAGCCCACGCGATAAAGCAGCGTTGGACGCGATCGTAAAATATCGTGAAGCGGCTAAGGAACTAAACGCGATTATCACTGAAGTAAGCAAAGGCGATATTAACGATGCTGACTATAATCGCCTGTATGAGCAAAAGGAAAAAACCTGGAGAGCAATCAAAGAATCTTTGGACGCTTCACAGGATCTAAAAAATGATTATTTATCTGAACCTGTTTTAGATGAATATATGGAGACTATGCGTAAAGTCTCGCGTGAGTCCCCTGGAGGGTATAAAATTGTTTTACCTTCAGATATTGACCAAATCAAGGAGAAGGCAAGAGCGTTGCCGTGTTAAATGTCGGACTTGTGATCGCTTAACGGTTGCTGACGTTTAATTTTCACCCGATCAAGAAAACAATATATTAGTAATAATAAACTCCTCTATGCAATATAGAAGAGTCGCTGAGAAGCCCACACTCACCTGAAAGGGAGTGTGTGGAGTACGTCACGAATAACTAAGGTTGAATTCCGGAGCATCCATTTTCAAGGTTTGGAACAACATGGAGCGAACTTCCTCGTCCATTTCTTCTAGGTCGTCCATGCCAATACTTATTTCGTCACCGTGTTGAGGACATGGGTAATCAAATTCAACACCTAGTTTCCTGCCAGTTTTATGGTGATACCACCATTTACCATTTTTGATAAGAGAGAAAACAATCTCAATTCTATCGCCTAAATACTCGTACCAAAAACTTCTCATCCTAATGTCCCCGCTACTTTGTTTACAAGTGGCTCTAAGTTATATAATAAGTTACGTTGATAACTTTTTCGTGCTATTTCTTGTAAAGCTTTGATAGCGTTTTCGCTATGTTCTGCTTCTAATACCTCAGTAGCTTCACGAGCATTGTGTTTATGGATTTCGGCATTCATCCTGGGACGGGATTTTGAGTAATCTTGGCTCTCTTGATGACCTTTGTCAAAACTTAAAAAGCCGTTGGCGCGCTCGTAAATATTTAGCGCTTCTTCTTCAGTTAGACTCGCAAGTTTTTCCGCCTCTAGTCTATCATCGGTTTTATCCCTAATTTGTTGATCGAGGGAGCCTTTTTTACTTAGTAAGTCTTTACTGTTTTTAGTATCAAGATTCAAAGTCTTGGCATCATTCATCATTCTCTTTTTAGCCGCCTTTGCCTCATCTTTGTTTTTGTACAGTGGGTGAGTTGGATTAGGATATTTCTTTCTTTCATCAATTTTGTTAGCCAACGCGATAAGCCTAGAAGCTTTAGTCTCCCACTTCTTAATATCCGCCTCCATATTCACAAAAGTACGGTGTTCCTCCAGCGCCTTACTCGCCTTCTCTTTCACCCTTCTAACAACATCTCTCTCACTTCTAGCGTGTTTCAACTCCTGTTCTTCAACATCGCTTAACCCCTTGTTTTTGACCATTACTCCTTTTTTATTGGGAGTGGCGTATTTTGCTTCAATCGCATCTAGTTTGGCAATGTGAACATCATGACCTTTGATGTCAGACGCTAACTTTTTCTCATATTTCACTGGATCAGAACGGCGATCGCTCAACTCCTTTAATTCAGCATCCAACTTAGGCAACCGGGCGGCGTTAGTTGCAACAATTTCAGGTATCTTATCTTTGATTTTCTGCCTGACAAAAGCATCATCATCTCCATCAAGTTTGTAATAGTGCAAATGGGTTACGGTATCATCCCCGCTATGCGCTCCATCCATAAGTTCAATAAATTGGGTATTACGCCCGTGTTTTTCACTATTCCAGTATTCTGGGATAACCTGCATTTCAATATCCCCAGTCTTGGGATTATGGAAAAACCGGACTGAATTAGGCTTGACCTTACCCTTATCATCTACGTATACGTTGTTATAGACGTGGTGATGTTCTATACCATCACTCAATGACTTCTTGACTTCAGTTCCAGTAGTATCAAGATAATCATTAGGGTTTTTCGCCGCTTCCCCGCCCATCACCATTGAGATCGATCGCAACATCAAATCTTGGGCGATCGCCTCTTCCCCTGATTCTTTCAACCTTTTGACAGTGGGAGCGCCAAACACGGAAGCGTAACGAGGAATAGGGTTACCGTCCTTGTCTTTATCGTGAGCAGTATCTTCAAAAACAAACTGCGATCGCTCTTTATAAAGCGCTTCCATCACCTTAATCCGTTCCTCGGCTACGTCCAAGTCAGGGTCTTTGACTAGTTCCCCCTCACCTTTTAAGGCATCCCTGACACGTTTGAGCCTATTCGGGTTTAACCCAGTTTTCTCTAAATCTGTCGCTTCATTTTCAAGGAGCGATCGATTGACTCGCCCATTGAGGTGATATTCCAAGTCAGCGATCGCCCCTTCTCTCTCGGCAACTTGTATCGGGTCAGCATCAGGTTTGGATAAAAGCAGATTCGACTCTTGCCTTATTTCCTCAAGCCGAATGCGTTGATTTTGGACATTAGCTCTTTGGGCGAGTATGTGTCCATTAGCTAGTTCAGATAAGTCTCTTTCTTCTAGGCATGGCATAATAATAAAAAGCTGTTAACTAATATGCTATCCAGTTTATTTCAAAATCTGCGCGAATATGCCATAGATTGCAATAGTCTCAATTTTGCAGAGGAATTGATACCTTATGATTTAGTGCGATCGCTCCGAAGTTTAGAGTTTGACGAAGCAGGTCAAGAGTTAAAAAGCATCTTAGAAAAATACTATACAGATGGCATATCGGGTTTCGAGAACGTCAAAACTGAGAATGGGGCAATCACAGGGATATTTTTAGATAAAATCTCCAGTAATTTAACTAAGAAATTTGAATTTAAGGTTACGCCAAAATTGGTAACTTACAGTGTGGTTAACCCCAAGGAGTTAACCAATGCCAGCCATGCAGAAATAGAGTTTGCAGCCAAGAAGCAGCGCAATTGTAGCCTAACTTCTCTCAAGTGTGGTGGTGCTTGCTTACCGATTCAAACTAAATCCGGGAAAAGAACCCAGTGCCGAAATTATCCAGATGCCGAAGAAGAGGCACGGATTACGGCACTCCTTAAAAAGACGCAGCCTATAGCGCCAAAAATTACCATCTCTCCTAATACCCCGCCTGTTTCTATTATCCCCAAAGAAATTGCTGACCTTTATAAAGCGGTTGACAAATCAGACCACAAAGCCTTAATTGCCCTGGGGGAGAATTTCTCTCAAGATATCATTAAATCTCTACAGCCGACACCTGAAGAGTTAAGAGCAAACGAAGATTTAATAACAATTAGAAATAAATTTAACGAATTGGACGATGCCCTGTCAAAGAATCAAAAAGTGTTGGTCGATGGCAAACTAAAAAAAGTTACCTCAAAGATGCTCGAAGAGACACGAAAAGCCTATTGGAAACAAAATGAGTTTATCGATACCTTAGAAAGTGCGCGACTTAGGAAGCAAGCCCGCCAATTTGGTGAGTTGAGGCAGTCTATTGTCAATCACCATAATCTTAGCAAGGCAACCTTAAATAAACTAACAAATAATAAAGATTATTTTCTTGATAATACTTTTACTAAAGATGCGATTAAATCAGACCAAAAAGACTTCTTTGCTTTAACTGGTGGTAAAGGTGCAACTAGCATTAAAACTTATATGCAATCAAGAGATCGAGCTTGTGCCAACCCATCAGGACTAATAGATGTCTCTCAAGAATATAGCAAAAATACATTATTTCATGAGGCTGGGCATCATGTAGAGTATGAGAACAATGAGTTTTTGCAAGCCGCTAATAAATGGCGTGATGGTAGAGCTTCAGCGCCAGGATTAGTACCCTTGAATAAGCTTGTTGAGGGAGGTGGCTACGATGACGATGAAGTAGCAGTACCCGATAAATTTATTGCGCCTTATGTTGGCAAAGTCTATTCTAATAATACTACTGAAGTAATATCAATGGGATTAGAGCATTTTGCCACCCCCAATCAAATGCGACAACTTCATGAACAAGATAAAGAACACTTTCATTTAATACTAGGGATGTTACTAGCGAAATGATTATAATTCTTAACGACGATTTGGGTGGGGAACTGAAAATAGAAACTGAGCATAATGACCCGGACAAAAAGATAAACCCGGTAGTTACAGGAGACGCTAAATATACCTTTATTAAAGAAGTCGATGCGAGTTATGGGCACTACGGGCATACAATCAGCCTTGATAACACATCTAATTTAGACCTATCTGTAGCCTGTCGTAAATTACCTAGCTTTAAATTTATTAGCGCCACTCCAGAAATCAAGCCAACCCCCCTGCCAGATGGATTCGTCAGTTAACAGGAAGGGAATAATTCTGATTCCTCTATATTTAACACTTGGGCGATCGCCCTCCTAGCAGCAGGCCAAGGTTTACGATGCCCAGACTCGAAGCCACTAATATAATGGCTGCCCAACCTGTATCCAGATTGAATCAATAGTACTGACAAATCGGCTTGGGTTAATCCTTTTTCCATACGTACCCGCCTTAATGCGATGCAAGGCGGGTACTCTGTTGTTTTAGTTGCAAGCATAGGTAGGTAAGTAAGTAGGCGATCCTTTCCAAAGTAACCGCTAATAAAGTATTTTAATCAAAACTGATAATCAATATTCGTAAAATTGGCAACCTCTAACTTATACGAAGTAGAAATATTTTTGGCGGGAACTCGACCAGCATCGAATGGAGTTTCCACCACAATTACGCCTGAGTATTTACAAGAGGTTGTCGATTCATACAATCCCCAAGCTTTCCGTGCCCCTTTGATAGTTAGCGGGAATCTGGGACATGATATTGGAAATTACACAGATAGAACAGTATCCAAATCTAAAGAATTGTGTCACGGCATCCCGTCCAAACTGAGACGGGTAGGCGATCGCCTTTATGCCGGATTTGAAAAAATATCGCGTGATTTCGCTCAGTGGGTGCGTGACAAGCAAATTCACTCATTTAGCTCCAGTTTCTACCTTCCCAATAGCCCCAATAACCCTTACCCAGGTAAATGGAGCCTTAGACACATTGCAGGATTAGGGACGACTCCCCCAGCTTGTAAGGGTTTAGCTCCTCCACCAGAGCCGCCCTCAGACTGGTGTGAGACAGAGGAGTTTGAGTCTTATGCAATCAATTTTCAAGATAACGAAGAAGGAGTAATCAGCTTTGGTATGTATGTAAATTCCCCCCAATCTCCTTGGGCGATCGCCGCTGATCTTTTTCAACGGTATCGAGAATATTTGATTGAGTCGGAAGATACGGAGACAGCAGATAGGGTCTTGCCTGCTGATCAAATTGCCGCATTGCGAGACATGGCAACAAGCGATGCATTAAAAAACCAACAAATTCTTCAATTGCAAATGCAAGTAGCTCAGTTACAGCAAGATAACGATGACGACGATGACGACGATGATGATCCAGTTGTGGGGTACGAGGAGAACGGAGAGATGGCTGATTACAAAGCAATACTGAAAAAGTCGGGCATGACTCCGGCTGAAGTGGCAAAGGAATCTGGACTAACACCTCAAGAAGTATCTGATATTTGCTCCAAAGGCAAGATGCCCAATGCCAAGCAGAAAAAAGCTTTAGATAAAGTTTTCGCAAGTGATTCCGAGGATGAAGATGATGAGGATGATTCCAGTGACATGAGTGAGGAATTGCAGCAAAAAGCGGCTGATCTTGCGGCGCGTGAGGAGGCGCTAACAAACCGCGAACGGGCCCTAGAACACCAAGAAGTTTCCAGTTTTGTTGAGGGTTTAGTCAAGGAAGGGAAATTGGTTTCGGGTCGCCGCGAAGATACCGTAACTCTTCTACTTAATACCCCTAACACAACAGAGATCGAGTTTTCTGAATCATTGGGCAAGAAAACCCCGCGTCAAGCGCTGATGGCAGATTACGCTAGCCGCAAAGCTTGGAACTTCTCAGATGACATCGTAGTGAGAGAAACTGCGCCAAGCGCTGTTAGTTTCACTGCCCCCGCCGGATACAGCGTTGATAAGGACAGTAACAAGATTTACGTCAAGGCGATCGCCTACTGCGAATCAAATAAACTTGACCGCAACAACCCCACTGATTGGCATCAAGCTTTGGAAGCAAGTATGCGGTGAACCCAAGCCTAATGTCCATACCTAATGTCGAATACCTAATGACCAATGACCAACCAATATGGCACTAACCGCATTTCAAGTAGCTTCTAAATCTATTGACGACCATACCCTTAAAGCACTAACTACCATCAGTGCTGGTGTGGCGGTCGATTATTTTGGCAATCAAATCTCTTCCCTTGGTGTTCCCGTTTTGGGAATCGCTAGAAACGATGTCACGATTATCGGACAGTATTTTGCAGTGGCGGTACTTGGGACAACGGTTGCTAAAACGGGAGGGGCGATCGCCGTTGGTGATCCACTAAGAATTGACGCTTCTGGACAGGTAGTTAAGGCTAAATCGGGAGAAACAGCCTTTGCTCGTGCCAAACAAGTGGCAACGGCAGCAGGCCAATTCATTGAGGTTTTCATCACTAGAGAACCCCATCAGAACGACACGATCACCGCGTCTGGAGCAGTTGGTGCAAATTTAGCTGTCAATTACGCAGGCGCTCAAATTACCACCGCAGGCGTTGCCGTTTATGGCATTGCGCGGTATGCAGCAGCCGACACGACCCCAGTGGCGATCGCTACTTCTGGCACAACTATTGCTCAAATTGGCGGTACGGTTGCCGTTGGCGATCCACTAACCCCCAATGCCTCTGGACAATTAATTACCGCAACTACTACAGGACAATTTATTTTTGCCCGTGCTAAGGCAGCAGGGACTACTGGCAATACTATTGAGATTTTTATTAGTAGAGAAGGGAAATTTTAATTAAGTGGCAATTTTAAATCTAGATCAGGCGCGGGTCATCGACCCGATCCTCACTAAGCAAGTTCAGTTAGGCCCGTCGCAAGGCGATTTTGTTGGTAACTTGGCATTTCCTACGGTTCCCGTCTCTGTGCGATCGGGGCGGATTATTCGTTTTGGCGATGATGCATTTGCCTTGATTGATACTCGCCGCGCTCCTGGGGCACGTACTAAGCGCCGTGCCTTAACTTATAGCTCCGATAAATACACCCTTTATCAAGACAAGATTGAAGGGGAATTACCGATTGAATTCTTGGAGGAAGTGCAAGCAAACCAAGTCCCAATCGACTTACAGTTGATGACGGTTGATTTAGCACGGGCGACAATCGACCTACGACTTGAGTATGACCAGTTGACGCTACTTAGCGATCCAAACGCGTATTCTTCTGCTTTTAAATTAACGTTGAGCGGCACTTCTCAATGGTCCTCTGCTTCTTCATCTCCAAAAACAGCAGTTAACACCGGGAAACAAACCATAAGGAAAGCGATCGGGAAATATCCTAATACAGCAATCTTTAGCTCTGGGATTTTTGACGCGTTAGATATTCACCCTGAGATTAGAGACCAGTTTAAATACACCAATGACAATAGCTTGACTACCGATATGCTCAAGCGGTATTTCAACCTTGAAAATCTGGGTATTGCAACGGCATTGGTAATTGATCCCACTTCAGGGATAAAAGTTGACATCCTAGCAAATCAGTTTTGGTTGGGTTATGTGAACCCTAGTCCCGCGCCAAATATGATTACCCCTAGTTTTGGTTATACCTACACCCTCAGGGGTTTCCCGATCGCCCTCCCTGCTTACTGGGGCGAAAACGAAGAAACCTGGTATTTTCCAATTAAAGCAGAACGCGATCCGGTGATTACTTTCACTGGGGCAGGTTTCCTATTCCAAAACGTTATCTAGGAGGATTATGGCGCTACCCACAGCTACTTACGAGGCGATAGAGAGAATCAATCATAACAATCAACCTTATGAAATTGGAGATATTTTAGAGCTTGATGAAAACCAAGCGAAGGAACTTTTAGAACTAGGTGTGATTAAAAGAGCAACTATCGCCCTAACACCAGTAAAAACCAAGGAATAGTTTATGCAATATGCTACTTCTCTTGATTTTGAGAATCAGATAGGGACAGCCGAAACAGTAGAGCTTACTAATCTTGATGATCCATCTGCAACTACGATTAACAGCGATCGCCTATCGGCAATGCTTGATACCGCAAGTGGCGAAATCAACTCCTATTTAGCAACACGTTACAACGTTCCTGTTAGCCCAGCTCCTAGTATTCTAAAAACCTACTGCATTGATATTGCTTGGTATCGATTAGCGCAAGATAATGCCCCTGAACAATACGCCAAGAGATACGAGAACGCGATCGCCCGTCTCAAAGATATTGGCAAGGGGACAATGCTTTTGCTTACTGATGATGGGGTGGCGATCGCTCAAAGGACGGCGACAAACGCGTTAATTGATGATCGAGGTTTTACCTTAAATGATTGGTCAGCTTCTTATATCCCCAGTGAAGAACGGCCAACTTTTACAGAACATAGATTGAGGTTGTATTGATGTCAAAGAAAGATATTCCTATAGAAGAGTATTTTCGCTATCATCCTCCTATTCCAGGGAGTGATCGCGTTCGCAAGCACGATCGCATCAATGCTCTTGCACTGGAATTTGCTAAAGCAATTGATGTTGAAATTGAAGATGAAGTAACGAAACAATATGCTATTTTTGCGGTTCAGCAAGCGCGTATGTTTGCCAACCAAGGTGTTACCGTTGACGAAATTAGGCAAAATATACAAGGAGATTAATCATGTCAGAAAATATTTTAATTACTGGTGTTTCTGACCAAGACAAGCAGCATATATCTCAAATAACGGATAAGTTTTTATTTCCCGGCTTGACAGAAGGAAAGATAGTTCACTACGTGTTACCTGACGGACGCAGCAAGGGAGAAATAAGACCCGCGATAGTCGTTCGTGTATGGCGTGATGTATCCCCTGATTTAATAGCGAAGGGATACTCTAATTTGCAAGTCTTCACTGATGGTACAAATGATTATGAAGACGGTACTCGTGTACTCTGGGCAACATCCAAAGTCTATTCAGAAAACTACGAACTTGGGACGTGGCACTGGCCGCCAAAAGTTTGATGCTAATTGAAATCAAACAAGCGATCGCCTCTCAACTCCAACCCCTATCTGACCGAGTACGAATAGTGGTTGATGACAGTGATGGTAAAGCTGGTAGCAATGCCCAGGTTACAAGCGATTACACCCTAAGAATTGGGTACACCTCCGGCACTTTCACCCCACCTGACACTATTCAATCAGTTGGCTTGCAAACGGTAAATCGTTCTTTTCAAGTAGCAATTGAAATTAAGGATTTTCGCAATGAAGACAAGGCGATCGCTCTAGTTGAAGATGTTGAAAACCTGTTGATGGGGTTTCACCCATGCGTCAATGGGGTAATTGGAGAAACTTATTTAGAGAGCGATCGCTTTGCAAAAAACGATCAAGGTATTTATTTTTATGTTGTTAGCTTAACTGTTCCCTGCCTTTTGGTTAAGTAATAAGTAATGAGTAAGAAGTAATAAGTTAGAAATTTTACTCATTACTCATTACTCATTACTCATTACTCATTACTCCTCTTGGTTAAATAGTATGTCAGTTGATTCTAAATATGGGCTGCGAACCGTTTCTCGGATTTCACTTTCAAGGCAGGCGATCGTAGGCGGGAATCCTGTGTTGATTCCTTTTCCAATTATTGTTGCTCCCACAACTTTAACGATCGCCCAGAATGAAGATTTAAAGGAATTAGAAGACGTTTCGTGTAAAGGTGAAAGCGTCGTGGCTTTTACCTACATCCAAGGATTTAAGCCGGAGATATCGCTAGAGTTCTCCGTTGGCGCACCAGAAATTGATACCTTTACTCACGGCCGTATACTAGCTTCTGCTACTAGCGTCAATGGATTTGTTTATTTTGAGGCTGTAATGAACTCCACGGCGATCGCCCCTAGAACTACAGGGCAAGCAGGATACGAAGTGGCAGTCCAAGCTCCAAATGCCAACCCGGAAATTTACTATGTTGATCCAGCAACAAAGCTAGCTCGACAAGTGGCGATCGTCTCTTCCGCTCCAACGGGCGATCAAATTACTATCGGCGCACACTTAGCTGTTACCCTCAGTGATAGCTTGGCGGCGAGCAACGCCACAATTCGCGGCTGGGTTCCCTGCACCTTTGCTACAGCCACAATTATCACTGCCCAACTCTTGGATGTAGTGGCGGTTAGGGCGATGGGAATTGATTTCAATGGCAACTTTGCAGGCTTTCAAGCTAATAACTGCTCCCGATTGCCGGCAGGGCAACTAGGAACAGACCCAAAAAGAGAAGTCAAACTGCGCGTCCTTCCAGATCCTAATGATGGCACTGGCTTGGGATATCAATTCTACTACACTACCCAGCAGCTAGCGTGCTAAATTTCCGGCGATTGGATACTCATAATGACTTCTTCTTGGTTGGCGCGCCCGATATGGAATTAGCACCAATTATTCGTGCCTACCACTTAGAACTTCTTAACCGGGTGCGTAGTTTACCGCCCTTGGCATCGCTCCCCCATCATCACTTAATAGAAGCCGACGCCTTACTGTTTGAAAACTTTGGGCATTATTACCAGAAAATAGGCGATCGCCTCCAACCCAATTTCGATTCATCATCATTGTCTCCCGCATCTAGGCATAGTTTCTTCGTGGCTGCTGAAAGTCGAGGAGATTTTTGGATCTCAGGGCTGGAATTGTTGATGGGATATGACTATGAGGAGATAGGGGCAACCCAGGGAGTAAGGATTACTTCAGGGGAGTTTGAAATTGATGTATTAGCTGAATTACTACTTCTTCCCAATCCTACTGAAATTGAGTGGCTATGCAAAAAGCGATCGCCCTCACAATTGGCGGCATTAACGAAACAAGTGAGCGATCGGCTACGTGGGAAGGAGGCGATAGAAGAGTTACAACGTGAGCAAGATTTAAAAAACTTTGATGAGCAGCAAGGATTTGAGCAATTGAAGAAAGCGGGGTTTATTTTGTGAGCAATCCAAGATTAATGGGCGGACTTACGCCAGAAGGAAATCTCGTAGCGATCGCTGCTACCGATGAAGGTAAATTAGAAGTCGATGTTGCTGTCTCTGGTGGTGGTGATGCCTCCGCCTCTAACCAATCTGAACAAATTGCAATAGATACTGCGATACGCGATCGCCTACCTTCCGCTTTGGTTAACGATCGCTTAAAAACTGATAGCAGTGGCGTGACTCAGCCAGTGTCGGTATCAAGCTTACCTCTACCCAGTGGCGCGGCTACAGACACGACCTTACAGCAGGTACGGGACGCAATTAAAGCTCAAATTGATATTGCCTCAACAATTTGGACGGACAACAGTGGAGCTTTTTATGTTCGGCGTGATTTAGTAAATGAGGCTACTGGAACGATAACCGTCTCATTTACTGATCCTTCTGGTACTGCTACAACCCCAGGGGCAGGATTGCGCCCGTTAGCAAGTACCGATAAAGACACAATAACTGATTTTTACGATGTGCTGACAAGTGGCACTGGCTACTCAGTTGGTGACTTACTGGCAAGAGTTGCCATATTGGACGTAAATAGTGGATCGCCCTCAGCTAGTTTTATTTGGCTGAATTTAACTGTTGGAACAATATTTGGATCTGCTCCAACATCGGCAAATATTGAAAGGGCAAACGAAAGTATAGGTGCTAGACAAGTTGGTAGTTGGTCTGTTGCTTTATCAACCGTAGACGCTGCTAATTTATTGAACCTGAGTAATGCGATCGGCACTCCTGTTACTGGTGTTGCAATGCCTGCGGGCGGCTCTGGGTGGTTTGGGTGGTTGTCGGGAATTTTTAGTTTTGTCAGTCGATTACCGTTCCTAGGACAAAACACAGCAGCAAACTCAACCCCTGTAACCCTATCTACTGATGGCATCTTTGCAACTTTTGCAGGGCTTGCGAGTGATGCGGCTAGTATAACTGGTTCAATTCACGCGAAATTAAGGGCGATCGCAACTAGTCTCGCACAAGGGCAAGCTGTAATGGCTAGCTCAATATCTGTAGCGATCGCGTCTAATCAATCTGCCTTCCCTGTTACCATACCTGATGGACTAACTATTAGTGGCAGTATTTCTAGCTTGGGAAATGTTTTTTCTCAAGATACCACAGGATACCAAAGCGTAGCTGTTCAAGTTACGAATGTTGGGGGTGGGGTTACAATTACTTATGAGCAAAGCAATGATAATACTACTTGGTATGTATGCAATGGATTCGATCTAAGCTCTATAGGGAGTCCGTTATTTACACAAACTTTTACAAATACAATCGGACTTAAAATTTTTCCTATTTATGCTCGTTATTTTCGAGCTAGGGTATCTACTTATGTATCTGGTACAATTTCTACTGTAGCAATTTTTCGCACCGCTCCTTATCAGGGCTTGACGCAGGTTCAACAGGCTACTAATACAAATTTAAATGTTTCTGCTATTTGTGTAGGCAATGTAACACAAGGTGGTTCAACAGGTGGTGCGTATGCTCCAGTTCAAATTGCGGCAGAGTCTAGAACTTCACTACGAACCACAACAGTAGATGGTTCAATTTCTCGCCCAATTGTAGATAAAGTAGGTAGAACGATTACCAAAAATGGAACTATTCGAGAGCTTCAATATAATAATCAAGTGACTCTTAGTTCTACTACGGAAACAACTTTAATTCCTACTGGCGGCAGTTCAATTTTTACTGATATAACCGATTTAATAATTAGTAATACTTCGGGAACAGGTACAAGAATTGACATCAGAGATACAGCCGGAGGAACTATTCAATTTTCCGTATGGCTTGCACCTACTAACACTCAAGTATTTAGCTTCACAGGTATATTGAGGCAAAATACTTCTAATACTGCCTGGTCTGCTCAGTTAAGTACTGCTGTAACCGATGTAAGAATTACAGCAATAGCCGAAAGAACATCTTAAGGTATTGGCAAAGTGTTATTCAGCGGTCTAAAAGTCAGAGTTGGATTATTGTCTTTAGAAACTGACCAAGGCACACCATTCAAATCAGTGTATGGATAGCTAAGTAACTCTGGCGGGAAGTACGCGAATGCGTTGTTTCTAGCAGTTTCAAAATCATTCGTTGCCGTAGCCAGTGTTACTGTTGCCGCATCATAAGCAGCTTGGGCATTAATTAAAGTTTGTCTTGCAGTAATGCAAATTTCTAAGGCGTCTGTAAGTGCTGTCATAATTGTAAAAGTAATTTATTGATACAAGTTTAACAAATGTTTGATTGAGAATAATAAGAAAATGCTTTCACAATATGCCGGAGTAGGCGAAATTTGTCCTTTATTTACAATTACTACAGGTAGTGGTGGCAGTCTCACGGCAGGTAGTTTGTACTTCTCGTTCCAATTACAAAATCGTGCTGGTTTTAATATCCCGTCAGTTAGTGCCCAAATCACTTACAGCACCAATCAAAAAATTATCATCACCATCCCCGAAATGCCCGATGGCTGGGATGTCCATTATTTTGTAATTAGCGCCGGGGCAGCCAACGATCCTGCAACTCACGTTCAAATTGCCCGTGTTCCTGGCTTTCAGTACGGAGTTGGAATTGAACCCCAATCACTGAAGACAATTCTACCTACAACGCTAGAATTGAGTCGAAATATTCATGTATCCTTGGCTCCCTCCGTGACCAGCGTGGGGAGCTTTCCTACTGGCGCGGATAGGTTAGATGGGCAGGTAAGGTGGGTAACGGATGTTGCTAAGTGGTTAGAATACCGTGCTGATTCCGCCTTACCATTGAGCGTGGATGTGGTAGCTGCCGATGTTGGGCAATGGGTAAGAATTGGGGGTGCTAGTACTTATGTATCAGATACTCGTGCAGGGGTGGGGAGCGATCGCGCGATCGTTTCAATCAATCCAGTAACCACGATCCCCACTCCCCCTTATCCTGGGGAAACCCTGAGTAAATTCCTACCCGGTTGGGAAGCGCAATACTGGATTTACAACGATTTACCGAATGCGCTACCATCAGGGACGCAATTCGGCATTGAACTGGAATACAACAACCAGCGCAGCCCTGATTTGCTGTCAGGGCTAGTTTTGGTCAAATTTATTGGATTTGTGGGTTCTGATGGTTCCGTCAGAACCCAAGATAGCAGTGGCAGGGATTTTCAGAACTTTGGGGCATTTTTCCCTTGGACACCAAAATTAACAGCCCCGTTTATCACCTCTGATGATTTGCAACCAGGAGAGGCGATCGCCCTGGCAATTAAACCGTTCTTCTCGGTAGCTGAACTGAATAATGAAGTTACACCCGATTCAATATTTGGGGTATACCCAGTTACCCGGACTCAATCAGGGGATTACAACCCACTAGGAAAATTGATACCCGACGGGGTTGTGTATGGAGAAGCAGATAGATACCGCGTAGTCCCCAATACTGGATTAAGTTACGATGTTCTTTCAGGTTATGCCTTAGTTGGCTCTTACGATTTCCCACTTAAGCCAAGGCGCACTTTTGGGGGACTGCAACCGAACACCGCCGGACAAAAAGTTATTATCAACGGTAACGCTGCCGTATTTACTGAAAGTCCAACTTATACCCCATCAGCGAGTGAGGGGATAAGGGCGATCGTTTCTACTGTGGCGGGCGAAAGTGTCTCCTCGCCTGATTGGAGTAGCTACGTGGCAATTACCGCCGGAGCTACTCTAACTCTTTCTTATCCCTGTGATGCAAGTGGCGTAGGAACTATTCGCGCTGACTATCCAGATGTCATTGCCGGCAATGCTAAGGGATTATTTAATGTATCTGGCGTAAATATTTATTTACAGCGTCAAGATACTTTAGAAATTCGTCGTTTCTCTGGATTCAGCGTTGTAGCAAATACTTCACAACAATTTACAATTTCTAATTGGACTGCGGGTGTTATTGTTGCCTCACTTCCTACGGCAGACGCGGCTTTCTCGTTATTTGCGCCGGGAGTGGGGGCGATCGCCCCTGCGATTACTGGCAATTTCCCCTCCACTAATTACCGCGTAGCTTACAGTTTCGTTTATGATGGCAATCAAATAACTGCGATATCCCACGCATCTCCACCGTGTATAGTGGAATTTTCTGGTAATTTCGCAGCTATTTTTGATAAGAATGTTTACGTTGAATCGCAGGAAGATAGTTTTATCAATGCTCTAATTTTTGGTTAAGAAATGCCAACAACTTTAAATAATATTTCGCTTCCAATCAATAATACTCAAGCCCAAATTTACCAAGTACCTACGGGAGCAACGGCGATCGCGTTACTTACTACTATTTCTCCAGTAGTATCACAAGCGGTTCAAATATTTTTAAGTATACAAAAAACTGACAATACTTTTATTACATTAATTCCGGGAAAGCAAATACCTGCTAATTATCAAGATGCTTACTGTCCTCAACTTAATAAGTTAATTTTGTTATCTGGTGAAAAATTATTTGCTCAAGCTCTAACGGTTAAAACTGTTAGAGCTACTGGATTATTTGGATTACCATGCTACTTTGACCCTTTGCAATCAGTACCAAGTCAAGTAGCCCATATTTCATTATCTATTGCGGAGCGCACTTAATGCCATGCCTACACCTAGTTACATTTCAATTCCAGACTTTAGCGGCACTCAGCAGAAATCTGGAGTTTTACAAGATTCTAATGGTATAAATTACCCTTTGGTACGTTTTCAGGACGAGGTTATCAATACCCCACAAAGTTCCATCTCTGGCACTTACACAAATGGTCAGATTATTGGTAGTTATTTTAATTTTGCTTCTGTTGCCGGGAACGTAGGCTGGGGAGGGGCGATCGCGGGTGCGGCGTTAGATATTAATAATGTAGTATTGGCAGCAGATACCTTGAGTTTGTTGCTTTTCTCGGTAGCTCCTGCTGCCACGGGGATTAATGCAGCTAGCTTATCGTCTTTAACTTTAAGCGATGCTGAAGCTGATAGTTATATAGGCTCACTAACTTTTGCAAATGCCTTTACAGTTTCTAGTCGCAACTTATTTAGTGCCAATACACTAAACTTAAAGTACGTAACCGAAGCTACACTCAATACTCTTACAGGAATTTTAGTACTCAATGCAGCAGCCTCGCGCACTTTATCAAGTGCCCGGATAAATATCAAATTACAAATAACTAAAAGCTGATGAAATGTAGAGATTGTTTATATTGGACTGGATCGCCGGGGAATAACCCATCTGATTTATTGTGTGCTGTTTCCTACCCTGTACCTGTAAGTTTATCAGAATTAGAAAAAGTAGATGGTAGGCTTGCTAGCGTAGAAAATTTATGTTCAGACTGGCGTGCCAAATAATATGTGGAGAGATTCATTATATAGAGAAGCTAGTCCAATCCCATTATTAGGGAATTGCGTTCAATGCCCTTCTGGGTTTGTCAAATACGTGCAGTTTTTGGAATTCCCAGCTTTCCCTATACGCTTCTATGTGGATAGAAGTAGTAGTCCGTCTGGTAGCACCGGGCTGATTCAAGTGCATTACTGGACTTACATACCGACTTCATCTCCTGATTTTAGTAAGCGCTTTTGGTTGGCTGATATTCCTGCTGGGGGTGGGGCATTTCGTTTTCAGCCCACGCCAAATAACCCATGTATATCTCTTTTCAAGAAAACCAGTGCTGGCAGTTTTGATTGTGTCTGCACTAAGTTTATCCCTCAATCTAGGCTTTTTGTACCCCAAACTTTTAGTTGAAAATGTGGAATCCGCTAATTAGACTAATCATCAAATTAGGTTTACGCGACAAGCAAAACTTCTTGCGGCTGCTGGCGGAAATTGAGTTTGGCGTGGCAATATTCTGCTTTAAATTACAAGAACAAGCGCGAAAGCAGTTTCTACACAATCTTGCAACCATGTTAGAAGCGCACGGCAACGAAGAAAATAAGCACGGGAAAATGTTGGCTGCTTGTGCTGATGGCGTAGAAAGAATAACCCGAACGGAGACGGGGCATTGGCTTAGTATTATTCGCCCAAATGGGGAAAACATCGCTAAACCGAGTAAAAGTAATCCGAGTTCGGGGAAGGCGATCGCCTGGGACTCGATAAAATTTCCTGGGGAAAGGTTACTAGGGGTATTCAAGAATTTTGATGGTATCAGCAAACGTTACTTGTCAGCCCGGATATTTTTTGGAAATCAATCTGCATCTGATTATCCAATGTGCGACAAGTTGGCGTTCATGTACATACTTGAAGAGGAAACGACAAAATTTTATCGCCAGATGAGCGAAGTAGAGGACGAGCGATTGAAGGCGATCGCCCTTCAAATCACTGGCGACGAATTCAACCACGCTAACTATTTGAAGTTAGCTCTTGCCAACTTTGACCCAATGCCAGAGGCTGCAATCGACAAATGGCGCGATCGCTTATGGTGGGCGAAATGGGGTTTAGTAGTTGACTTAATCAAATTTTTGTGGAAATAACCGATCGCCAGCTTAAAAATCTGTTCACGATCGCCAACATGATTCCTGTCACCATTCCCAAGGGTGGTGCGGGACAAAATGTTAGTTTGAGAATTAATGGTGCTGATGTTAGTGCAACTTATTTAACTGATTTAAAGGCGGGAGAGGCGATCGCTCTCCTCACGGATAAGGGAAATTGGTATTTGGTGGGGGAACCGACTTTAAACATAGTCCAGTCTACAAGAAGAATTATTGAATATAGAAAAACTGATAGTATAAGAACTAAAATTTCAAACCTCTATTATCTCTACTCGCTAAATAATAAAGTATACGCATCTAATAATATTACAAATAATTTAATTAATTTTCCAGATAATTTTAGTAGTAATAATTATAGATCATATATTCATAATGATGGCAATAAATATAGATTAGCTTTTTCAAATGGTGTAGATATTATTGGTACTACTATTTTAAATTACGCAAGCAGAAATAGTTACTACAGTAAAATTTTAGATGGTATATTATTGTCTGCTCAATATACAGAATTTGGCGGATCTGCTGGCAATAGTATTGATTATAAAGGTTCTTGTATTTGGAAAAGTAGTAATTTATCACCAGTTTTAAATCAAACATCTTTTTATGGAAGTTCTGACACAATTAATTACAAAGGTATATCACCATTTGATTCTATTGCGTCTGGTTATATAGAAAGGTCTATCAATAGCGATGGAATCTATACTTACACTGGAACATTTAATTCTCCTACTTATTTTTATACACTAAATGGTGTTACCGAAACATACAATACTGGAAATGTAAGTTATAACTATAATTCTTTTGCTGATGGTATTCCGGGAGCTACTATAAATAGTAGTGGAAATGTCAATAATACTACAACTATAGAAACTAATAATTATATTTATTCTATTTCAGCTACTGCCAAAATGTCAGATGCTACACTCGTAAAAACTTATAATTATACCAATACTTTTCCTGTTATTTGTTTTAATAAAGGTATAATTTATTGTGTTGAAACTAATTCAATTTTTAGTAAAACTATATCTGGTTATAATTCTTTAGATCAAGATGATCCCGGAATTTTCACAAATAGTATTAGAAATAGGACTTACTATTTTAGTAGTAATTCTAATACAATTCAATTAAATTCAGATCCAATATTAAATTTAATATCAGATACAGAAATAAATATTACATCTACAACGACATTAATA